TGGCGTTCGAAGAAAAGCATGGTTCCCAGGTTGATTTAATTTTTCGTTTTCTTGATCACGCCTTTGCAACCGGCGTGCTCGGGTAAAAGAGGTTACTGATGCGTATAGAGTTTGTTTTGCCTTACCCGCCGACGGTGAACACCTACTGGCGACGTCGTGGCAGCACATATTTTGTATCAAAAGCCGGTGAGCGTTATCGCCGGGCTGTGGCGCTTATTGTTCGCCAGCAGCGGCTGAAATTAAGCCTGTCCGGACGGCTGGCAATAAAAATTATTGCAGAACCACCGGATAAGCGCCGCCGTGACCTGGACAACATTCTGAAAGCACCGCTGGATGCGCTGACGCATGCGGAAGTGCTCATTGATGACGAGCAGTTTGATGAAATCAATATTGTGCGCGGTCAGCCTGTGCCAGGTGGACGGCTGGGCGTGAAGATTTACGAAATCAGAGGTGGTAACGATGGCGCGTGATATCCAGATGGTTCTTGAGCGATGGGGGGCATGGGCAGCAAATAATCATGAAGATGTAACATGGCCCTCGATAGCTGCTGGTTTTAAAGGATTAATCCCGACTAAAGTGAAATCACGTCCTAAGTGTTCTGATGATGACGCCATGATAATTTGTGGTTGTATGGCACGATTAAACAAGAATAATCAGTATTTGCACGATTTGTTGGTGGATTATTACGTAGGTGGAATGACATTTATGGCTCTTGCACGTAAGCATAGATGTTCTGATGGGCTTATTGGTAAAAGGCTTTATAAAGCGGAAGGTATTATTGAAGGAATGCTTATGGCTCTGAATGTCCGGTTAGATATGGATATGCGGTAGGGATATATAGTGATGAGGGTTATGTTTTCTGTGTTTATAATTAACATGTTTATTTTTTGATGGTCATGTATTGTGGAAGGTAGATAAAATGTTGCCTGGTGAATTGAAAATATTGATAATCAATCTTCATCATTAAATAAAAGGAGTGCTTATGTGGATTGTGTTAGTACTGTCACTGTCAACTCTCAGTTGGCATAAGGTAGTGGCTTTTTCATTGTTGACGGTGTCTGTTGTCCTGGCTGTGCTTAATGATATTATTGATTGGTCGGTGTTATTTTTTGTTGCTACAATCGTTTTTTTTATTATTTTGAAGTTCAACTGGAAATATAACGCCTGGGCTAAATCTATATATGAAGTTGGCATAGTTTTATCAGCCATAGCATTATTTTTCCATCTATGGCCAGGGTTTCACAATCCTGTAGTGCTAAATTCTGTTACTGTTGGCCCTCAAAGTACTCCCTATACAATGTATTTTAATTTTGATAAAGCGCTGGTGCCATTTTTGTTAGTCCTGTGTACATCTTCTTTGTTTAAAAAAGAAGTAAAATCAGAAGTGTCTTTGTGGAAGTGGGGGGCTCTGTCGCTCTCTGTTCCTCTTATCCTGTTTTTGGCTGTTTTTTTTGGTGGATTAAAGCCAGAGATTCATTTTCCTGAGTGGTTGCCAGAGTTTATATTGGCTAATTTGTTTTTTGTGTCTCTGGCAGAGGAATCATTATTTAGAGGGTATATTCAATCACGGCTATCAGAAGTAACGTCTCCATTGGTTGCATTAATTGTGGCGGCTTTGTTGTTTGGTTTTTATCACTATTCAGGTGGTGCTTTACTTGTATTATTTGCCACGTTATCTGGTGTTGTGTATGGATTGTCATGGATGTGGAGTGGGCGTTTGTGGGTTGCCACCCTTTTCCATTTTGGTTTGAATCTGTGTCACTTGTTATTCTTTACCTATCCATTTTTAAAACATAATTGATTTTTTCTATGGTTTTAAATTTATAAGACTGAAAAATAGCAGGACGTGACATTTGCATGAAAAATATGCACGGCAAAGCATTTACGTACGTAAAAAATCAGGTATGCTGTTAAGAGTGGTTATTTCGCCGCATAGCTTGACCCCGCCTCTGAGCGGGTTTTTTGTGCCCGCAAAGTAGCGCAGTGCGTTAAATGTGCTGGTAGTTATTAATACAGGTCTTTCAGCTTGCTGGCTTTTTCGACAAGAGTTATTGGTGTGTCACGTTAACCGGAAAGGGTAAAAAGACATGCTGAAACAGCAGGATATGACAGAAACCGCCAGAGTTGTGTTTGATGAATTAAGCGTCACCGAACCGGCGACGGTCGGGGAGATTGCGCAGAATACGTACCTTTCACGCGAACGCTGCCAGTTAATACTGACCCAGCTGGTTATGGCGGGTCTGGCAGACTATCAGTTCGGTTGTTACAGACGCCTTCAGTCCTGAAGGCTTTTTTATTTGTGGTAAATGGGCGGCTGGTGGGGTTAGCGGCACCTGTCAGTCCTTTGCTTATGTGTTGATGATAATTTACCTTTTGGGGCTATAATTGAACTAACCAATTGCTAATGAAAGTAAAATTATAATGGTTGTTGTCTGTTCAGTTATCATGGTTTGCTCCCCAATTAATATTTTTCTTGAAAAGGATACGTTGTCACTTAAGCCCGGCTCAGTCGTTCTGGCCACCAAATGCATCAGGGCGCTTTTCCTTATGCATTATGGCAAAGTTAAAATTTTCGATATAAACCATTCCATAGTAAGTCAATATCTGGAAATTCAGCATAAGCTGACAAGAACTCATCTGACTGACGTTCCGCTTTATCTGTCACTGGAACCCAACAACCCTGCGTTGGCTGAGGCTTTAATTACCAGCCAGAGATTTTCCGGAGATACCACGGATATGTTTCTTATGATGGCATGCCTGTCGCTGTTTGAATCAGATGAACGGATATTATTATTTTTAAGTGGATGTTTATCCAGTATAAGTGCCAAAGTCAGGGCGATAATTCAGACAGATATATCAGCAAGCTGGACGCTTGGTGCGATTGCGTTACGCCTGCATATGAGTGAGAGTTTGTTAAAGATAAAACTGAAAAATGAAGGGCACATGTTCAGTCGCTTGTTGCTGGAAGAGCGGATGCGTGTTGCTGTCAATATGTTATGTTCCCGGCATGGATATGGACAGGCTGTAGCAGAAAAATGCGGTTATTCAAGCTGGTCCTACTTTATTTCTGTATTTCACCGCTATTATGGCTTCCCGCCAGACAGATATGTATCCAGGCAAGGGCTTGATTATTGATTTTCATCTGATTATTATTTTTTGACCCAGCCCTTTAGCTCAGTGGTGAGAGCGAGCGACTCATAATCGCCAGGTCGCTGGTTCAAATCCAGCAAGGGCCACCATATCACATACCGCCATTAGCTCATCAGGACAGAGCGCCAGCCTTCGAAGCTGGTTGCGCGGGGTTCGAGTCCTCGATGGCGGTCCATTATCTGCATTATGCGTTGTTAGCTCAGCCGGACAGAGCAATTGCCTTCTGAGCAATCGGTCACTGGTTCGAATCCAGTACAACGCGCCATATTTATTTACCAGGCTCGCTTTTGCGGGCCTTTTTTATATCTGCGCCGGGTCTGGTGCTGATTACTTCAGCCAAAAGGAACACCTGTATATGAAGTGTATATTATTTAAATGGGTACTGTGCCTGTTACTGGGTTTTTCTTCGGTATCCTATTCCCGGGAGTTTACGATAGACTTTTCGACCCAACAAAGTTATGTCTCTTCGTTAAATAGTATACGGACAGAGATATCGACCCCTCTTGAACATATATCTCAGGGGACCACATCGGTGTCTGTTATTAACCACACCCCACCGGGCAGTTATTTTGCTGTGGATATACGAGGGCTTGATGTCTATCAGGCGCGTTTTGACCATCTTCGTCTGATTATTGAGCAAAATAATTTATATGTGGCCGGGTTCGTTAATACGGCAACAAATACTTTCTACCGTTTTTCAGATTTTACACATATATCAGTGCCCGGTGTGACAACGGTTTCCATGACAACGGACAGCAGTTATACCACTCTGCAACGTGTCGCAGCGCTGGAACGTTCCGGAATGCAAATCAGTCGTCACTCACTGGTTTCATCATATCTGGCGTTAATGGAGTTCAGTGGTAATACAATGACCAGAGATGCATCCAGAGCAGTTCTGCGTTTTGTCACTGTCACAGCAGAAGCCTTACGCTTCAGGCAGATACAGAGAGAATTTCGTCAGGCACTGTCTGAAACTGCTCCTGTGTATACGATGACGCCGGGAGACGTGGACCTCACTCTGAACTGGGGGCGAATCAGCAATGTGCTTCCGGAGTATCGGGGAGAGGATGGTGTCAGAGTGGGGAGAATATCCTTTAATAATATATCAGCGATACTGGGGACTGTGGCCGTTATACTGAATTGCCATCATCAGGGGGCGCGTTCTGTTCGCGCCGTGAATGAAGAGAGTCAACCAGAATGTCAGATAACTGGCGACAGGCCTGTTATAAAAATAAACAATACATTATGGGAAAGTAATACAGCTGCAGCGTTTCTGAACAGAAAGTCACAGTTTTTATATACAACGGGTAAATAAAGGAGTTAAGCATGAAGAAGATGTTTATGGCGGTTTTATTTGCATTAGCTTCTGTTAATGCAATGGCGGCGGATTGTGCTAAAGGTAAAATTGAGTTTTCCAAGTATAATGAGGATGACACATTTACAGTGAAGGTTGACGGGAAAGAATACTGGACCAGTCGCTGGAATCTGCAACCGTTACTGCAAAGTGCTCAGTTGACAGGAATGACTGTCACAATCAAATCCAGTACCTGTGAATCAGGCTCCGGATTTGCTGAAGTGCAGTTTAATAATGACTGAGGCATAACCTGATTCGTGGTATGTGGGTAACAAGTGTAATCTGTGTCACAATTCAGTCAGTTGACAGTTGCCTGTCAGACTGAGCATTTGTTAAAAAAATTTCGCATGGTGAATCCCCCTGTGTGGAGGGGCGACTGGTGAAAAATCCTTGCTTGTGATTCATTATCGACACGGGTTCGGTGGTACCAGGCCGAACTCACCGGGAGGCACCCGGCACCATGCAGTATACAGAGATTAGGCATATACCAAGGCCTCTCATAGCAGGGGCCTTTTTACATGTAAAAAAGCCCGAGTGGGTTCGGGCAATTGCATGAGATACTCGTTTTAATAATCGAAATCATTTTAACCAGGATTCATAAGGCTGCGCAACTGCGCGGCCTTTTTCGTATTTCGGGCTGTAGTCTTCCTTCTGCCATTGTCCTGTAACTTCCGGACTTCAGCCCGCTCCTCATCTGACTCACACATTATCCCGACCGGGAGGATTCATGGCATTTAAACACTATGACGTGGTCAGGGCGGCGTCGCCGTCAGACCTTGCGGAACGAATAACTCAAAAACTGAAGGAAGGGTGGCAGCCTTATGGTAGTGCGCTGATTTCGACAGCTGGTTATGGTGCGGAGTTCATCCAGCCAGTTGTGAGTGAGGGGAGCATCTCATCACCAGAGGAGCCAGGCAACCGTCCGACGACCTCAGCGCCTTCTGTTGCGCCAGAATATTACTATGTGATCGCGCTTGCTGGTCAGTCCAATGGTATGTCATACGGTGAGGGACTGCCATTACCGGATACATTCGACAGTCCTGATCCACGAATTAAACAGTTAGCGCGTCGCAGTACGGTGACACCGGGAGGTGCCGCCTGTAAGTATAACGACATCATTCCGGCGGACCATTGTCTGCATGATGTGCAGGACATGAGCCGC